TATAATAAACTGGAACCCTTTCAGTTACCATTAACAGACTGTCAGTTTCGCGCTCATTACTAGATGGCATTCCGCACATGGATATTACAGTAGCTCCAGAAGGTTCCCAGTAGCCAGCATGAAGGTCTGACAGAAAAGAAGAAGAGGAAGTGTGTGACTTGACGCAAATGTAACTATTATCTTCGTACGCTACATGGGAACCTGATTGCCCTGTATAATAAGTAGTAGAAGCGGCCCAATCAGTAGAGGCAGAATGGCTAACGCCGACTCCAGATAAGGCAATCCGACTGGAAGCAAATACATTTTGCTCCTTTTCATACGCCATGCAAGTTATCTCACCTAAACTATTTCTGAAGAATAAAAGATTGTGGGGGTACTTTATGGATGCCATCTCTGATATTGAGCGGCTACCACCAAACAAATGCTTGGCTATAATAGAAATATCTAGTGAGCGAAAACTATCGGTATCATAGTTATACGACATTTCCCTAATAGTTTTGCCCTGAGACTGAATATACACTACCGAATCCCCAATCTTTATAGACCCTGTGTCGGCAGAACCATAGGAAGATTGCCTACTTGCTCTTATAGATGTAGGTGTTAACCCAATAGACGCATCACTAGGACTAACCTTAAACTCAGATCCGCTAGTCCCAATCAATAAAGACTCTCCAGAGTTGAGCCAAAGTATGTCATTATTGGAGGTAGCTACCATTTCATAGGCAATTCCTGAAGAGGATAAGACTGAGCCAGATAAATCAGTAGGAGAAAATGTCTCATATTCAGTAGGCTTACTAAACCAAAGAGACTGTGGATCATTAGGGCTACCACCAAAGACTAGGCGGTCTTGATAAAATGCTACTGTCTTAGGGTAACTTGGGGCTGATCCACTGTACCATGCTCCCAACTGATAAAGATTAGTTCGGCCTTCATTTAAGTAATTACCATAAAGAGAATCCAATGTAATCCAGCTCCCATCCTGAGCTATTGGCATTGGCACTTCTATTTTAACTAAAAACTTAGATGTAGTATTGGCTGACGAGAAACCAGAAGTTCCTATTAAATATGTTGGCAGATCTGTATTTCCGACACTATTGGCCGTATGTTTTTGAAGAATCCCCCATACTTTTTCACCATTAAAATCAAACCTTATGTGCCTACCAATGTCATTGGTTGTGTGAAATATTGCTGAATTAGCCTCAACATATCCATATATGTCACGCCTTATTTCATAAACCTGACCTGTTGGGGAAGTGTTTTCAAAATGAAAAGTTTTGCTTGAAAACTCAGGACGCCATTTCCCATGAACTAATGAAACAATGTCTGCCTCTATCCCAGCGGTAGGTATATTGTCATGAAGTACACCTCCAGAGTGTAAAGACTTAGATGCACTCCATGTTCTTAAAATAGGATTAGTGTCATTAGCCGAATCAGTTTGAGGAGGTTTAGTTGTTCTGACACCAAGGTACTCTTTGATCCTAACCCAACGATTGGTTAATTCAGAGGTTTGCTTAATGACTACAACACTACCATCAGCAGTAATATTAACTGCACTTCCTCCCTCAGTAGCTGAAACCTTAAACGCATTAGTAGTTAGGCCAGAAGCTATCACATAATAGTTTGTAGCAGTACTAAGCCCTGCCACAACTGTAGTAAAGCGGATTAAGTCATTAGCAACCAGACCATGAGAACTGGAAGTGATTAAATCAGTGCTAGCCGCAGCTGTACCATTTTTGCTTATAGTCTTTCCCCAAGGAGACCATTGAGAGTGCTTATAATAATAACCCTCATGACTTTTGGCAAAAATAGCAGAATTGGACAACAAGTAGCCAGAAGGAGTCGTATAATCGCCATTTGCTATTACTGTTGTTGCCCCAAGAGAAGTAATATCGGCAGAGTTAGACTCAACTGTAGCTCCAGTATCTAAATCTTTTAAAACATTATCTTGAGCTGTAACCTTTAATGACCTAGGGGGAATGCCATTAGCAGTCGAATCGGTATCATTAATTGCCAATACTTTTCCAATAACAGTCTCACCTACCCCATTTTGATACTCAAGCCAGTCATTAGCGACTATACTAGACAGCCCATCAGCAGAATGGTCGCTAAACTTTACAAAGGTATAGTCAATAGTGGGGGAAACAATTACGTTAATAATGTCAGAACCATCATATTGGGTTTGTAAGTTTTGATATGGCCCATCAGTAAAAACAACATCTTCTCCGTCAAAAGTGTAAGGCGAACTAGAGCCATTGCGGGTAATTTTGATAGGAGGATGTAAAGGATGAGTCAGATACATCGTATCTTCTATCTGGGTGTAATGTATGCCTGATATCTGATCTCTAGTGTAAGGAAAGACTACACCAGAGCTATACGTCCCTTTAACTACATTCCCGCCATTTAACATTAACCTCTTCAAAGGCCTAGAGTAAGAACTGGCACTAGATACATCATAATAGTTTTCTACTATGAGAATCTCACAGCCTCCTGAAGCTACAGAAATAAACAAAAGGGCATAAGCATTGTCATTGTCTACTACAAAGGGTATTAACCTTGCGCCTTTAACTCCTCCAGCATCAGCTTCCCAATTATAATTGCCACTCGTAGCGTCTTCTAGGTCAATTCTAGCACAAGCATGAGTCCCACCACGTTTGTAAGCGCCACCTGTGGGGGAGGAAATAAAATTACAAAGAACCTCCGCACCATTCCTATATTTCTGGTGGTCAATTCGACCTTTAATGTCTGGAGAAATCTCTCCAGATGAAAAGTTCGTCTGGATTAATCTAGCGTCAGGCATTATGGGCGATAATGATTTCTATAGTCAGTAAATATTGAAGACCCAAACCTAGACTCGTCAAATAAATTGGCCTCCACATAATAGCGTCCATCCTCTTGAGAATCTGTCGTTCTAGCTGTGGCTAAAGCCTGTCGATACCCTTGCTGTGTAATTTGCCAAACTCCTTGAGACTGAGTTATAGCATAAGACATGTCGTGAGCTAACCCCCATGAAATTGCCTCAACTGTAGTCGGGTCAATCTTAGAGTAGTCAGTGACATCATAAATATAAAGTATATCTGGGGAAGACTGATTGCATATTAAATTACTGCCTTCTATGCGATACTCCCCATCAGAATCATAAACATCTAGAAGGCGAAGAAAGTCAGTAGGGAGGGGAATTGAATAACTGTACTCAAAGTCAGGAGCAGTATTGGCAAGAGCACTACCAACTGAGGTCCATGTTGAGGCTGTTTCTCCTGAAGCAATATCAGCTACAGTCAAGTTGCCAACAATGGAAGTTGCTTCTGCGGCAATGACATTTGGTGTAATTGTAAAAACTCCCCCACCAGAAAAAGTAATAGCTAAATTAACTGGAAGAGCAGAATCTAGAGCCTCAACAGCTAAAGTTGTCCCACTTGCCTGAGCATCAGACGCAGTAGAAGTTATCGTAACACTATCTGCGCGCTTGATTGCAAAATTCCAAGGATGAGAGCGTATAATGCTCTTCCTTACATGGGGAAGACGCTCAACTGCCAAGCGCGCTTCCTTTGTACTTCCGTTTGTCTTTTGGTCGGAAGTAATTAATCCTGCCCCCAGTTTAGTGAGGGCAGAATTAATTATCTCTAAATCAGTTGCCATCGTCCAATAGGGAGGTGAGGAGATCAACCCTCACCCCCCATGGTATGATGAGTAGGAGGATGGGAATTTTAATTAATTACGTAAGCCACTACCACTTCTGCTGTTCCAGAAATAGTTGCGGTGTTTGTAATTGTAAGCACAAAACCATCATCGTCTGTGTCCGTAATAGTATTCCGCCCTAAAGCAATAGAAGCAAAAAACGGAGTAGGAGTTGCGGTAGCACCTGAACATGACGCCGCCGCTTTGAAGGCAGTAGTTGAAGGAGAAACAGCTGTTCCAGCTGAATTATTATATCCAGCATCGAGCCGCCCCGTGTGACCTACAGACATATTGCCAGCTCCCAATGCACCATGGGAAAGTTCTCCCCATAAAAGTCGTGCATTCTTAGGGATTTCAAGCATCCGATGAGTCCCTGCCACAGTTGAACTAAATACAATCTGGGCATAAGCAATCCGAACAGTTCCAGAGTGCTCACTGGGTTTTAGCACATTTTGATAGTGCGTGCCATCAGCTCGTTTTGCAACAAGTTTGGCGTATTGAGTAGAATTAGCCATTGTTAGTTTCTTTCTATATTATAATTAAGCATCAGCGTAAGCATCAATTGCAGAATTGAACGCATCGCACAACGTGTTTTCCTCTGTTGGATCACATGTAGCTGTACCATTCTTTTGAGTAGCGCAACCCTTGTGGTTGTTGACATGAGAAGTCCCAGCGTAGGTATAGGTAGCGCTGTATGGCGCTCTACCTTGAGCCTGCCAAACCATAGGATTGGAGCCTTCGTTACCAATTGTGAAAAGCGATTTATGGACACTTGACGCTTGGTTTCCAGCTTGATACTCTCCAGTAGTGAAGGTCGAGCGAGTTTGTTCTGTATTAGGGCAAAATATGTCGTAAGCATATAAAGTAGCCCCTGTTACTGCTGGATAAGCCATTATTAATCTTCCTCGCAGTTGATTTGAATGACTTTTTCACCCCACATGCGAACAGCTCCAAATGATGCACAAACATAAATTTGTGTATTATTGCGCTTATCACGACGAGGACCAACATCGACATTAATATCTGTTCCAACCGCAAGAGTAATGGCACTTGAAGGATATGCTAGACAATGACGAGTGGCACTTGTCTTGGTAAGCCTTTCAGTACGAACAAAATTAAAGCCCATAAAGCTGTTAATTTCGCCATTAACTAGAGCGCGAACTGTATTATAGTCACTACTTGTAGCTTCT